CTTCTAAGCCGTAGGTCACAGGTTCGAATCCTGTAGGGCGTGCCATTTAAAATCAATAACTTACACTCATTTTAAATTCTCTACTTTTCTTAAGTGGGACGTATTTGGGACACAAGTGCCAAAAATACTGTCTATTTGCTTTGCATGTTCAGTTAAATGATTAGGCGCTAGGTGAGCATACCTTCTAACCATATCAACTGATTCCCATCCGCCCATTTCTTGTAATACTGAAAGCGGAACTCCGGACTGAATTAACCAGCTCGCCCATGTGTGGCGCAGATCATGAAAGCGGAAGTTTTCTATTCCTGCTCTTTTTAACGCTGCTCTCCATGCTGTGTTAGAATCAACTCGCATTTTTCTAACACTTGGCGTTAATGTTCCGTCTGGTCTCTTCTTTGATTCAGTATGAACAAATACCCACTTGTGATGGTTTCCTATTTGCTCCTTAAGAACCTGACAAGCGGTGTCATTTAAAGCTACTCCAATTGCTTGACCTGATTTGCTATCCTCTGGATTTATCCACGCAACTTTCCTTTGCATATCAATTTGACTCCACTCTAAATTGATAATATTGGATCGCCTTAATCCAGTGGCCAATGCAAATGTAACTACGGATTTCAGTGGTTCAGGGCATTCTTGAATCAGTCTTTTAGCCTCATGATGCTCTAACCACCGAACCCGCTTTTCTCTGATTGTTGGGACTTTGATAACGGGAGATTTTTCTAACCATTTCCAGTCACGTTCAGCAGATCTTAACAGAGATTTCATGATGGCGAGATGCTTTGCTTTGGTTGCGTTACTGACAGGGACATCAGTAAATGCGGGGATTTCCTTTCCATTTCTTTTAGCTGATTCCGCTTGTTTTTCCCATCTCTCCCTTGCTTTTCTGTTTACCATCTTATTGATAACGGAATATATTTTTGCTTCTGTAATATCCTTAAGTCGGTAACCTTCAAAGTGATCTAACCAAAAAGAAAGCCGACCTTTATCGTCATCCAGTGATTTTTTGTCTGCTTTCTCTTCTATCCACCTAACAATAGCCTCTTCAAAAGTAACATCAGGGAAGTCACCAAGACGTTCTATGCGCCATAGTTCGACCTTTCTTGTGTCGTGCAACTCCTGCGCGAGCTTCTTGTCCTCTGTGCCAAGAGATTCCTTGATTCTTTTACCGCTTGGCGTCGTGTAGTTTCCGTACCATATTTTACCTCTTCTGAATAAAGACATGATTTTCCCTCTCGTGTCTCACCAGCGTTCACTGGTATATTGTGAATTGATTTATTAGCCGCCGCAATACACGCAGCTATCGTAAATAGGTATGGCGAATTTTTCTTTGATGGATCCTTTCTCGTGTATGCAATCAATCCTAGTTTGCACCATCGAGAAAGCGTGTCTTCTGATATACCAATAAATTCCGCAGCTTCTTTTCTAGGTATAGTTATTCCTTCCATTCTTCTCTTCCTTTTGCAGATTTCTGATGTATTGGCACATAACATCTTTGGTGTTGTACTTTGTGTGATTTAGAGGTTTAAACTTCGGTGTGTATTTATCGAGGATCTGAGTGGTTAGTTTGTCGTTGGGTATTCCGTGGCTTCTGAGTTCGATTAAGCACTCCTTTGCTATTTGCCTTCGTGCGTTTTCTAATACATTAGCTGAGGCGATAATATCCATAATTACGCCTGTCCTGTTTCAATTAAATAAATAAGTACACATAGTGCTATTAACCCTGAAAATTCAGTAAATGTCATAATTCACCTATGCTATTTTCCATTCATTTAATATTTTATTGCCGATATTTAATAAATAATTTCTATTTACAGTATTGATTATTCTGCGAGGAGTTATATAAGGTCGCCATATTAAAAACATAGAACCTTTATTATTTCCGCTAACTGGCTTTTTTGTTTCTGCATTAATAAAAGATATTCTTCCTCCTGTAATTAATCTTACTTCATCAACTGTTTCTAATGCTGATTCATACCAACCCACAGAAGTATCAGAAGGAACTAACATAACAACAGGCTGTAATTGCTTTTTACATTGCTCGGCGGCTTTGTTTACCCATGGCTGAATATCTGAATAGGGCGGATTCACCCAAATAGCCCCGTAACTTTCCCAGTCTCAATTCAACGAGTCGTCTTTTTCAGTGAGGTAATTAGAACAGAGAGCGTTATTTTTATCGGCGGCGGCATCTAAATAGAAACCAAATTCAGCGTCCAATGCTGTAAATAAAGGTAGGGGAGTTTGCCATCTATCACGCAATTCCTTTGGTGTATGGCTACCTCCGTAGTCAGCCTTCATTCTCCGCATCCTTCATTAATAAATATGCTAAGCATATGGCACGAGTTAATTTTTTATCTTCTGCTACATTCCAACCAGAGCCACATTGCCAAATTTCATCTACATAGCTAATGGCAATTTTATTTGTCTCTACTAGGCTCATTGCCATAGCGTGACCAAAGAAATCAATCCATTCTGTTTCTTCCCATGTTTCTTCATTATCATGTTTAATACTGGCTTTTAGTTGTCGCTCAAATAACTTTAAATTTCCAGTTCGCTGCTTGATATCTTTATACTGAATACAGTCATCTTTGCAGTTAAGGATGAATACCTTTTTATTAACTTCGAAGTCAGATAGTTCGGTGTATTTATTCATTAATTAACTCCAACTCGTCAGGTTGATAATAATCGACAAATCCCTCGTCGTTTTCTATGCAAATAGATGTTGTGTCAATACCTATAATTACGCATGGTTCATCTTGCGCAATCCAATTTGAATCATCTATTAATGGAAATACTTTATCTCCAACTTTAAATTCACTTTCCACGAATTACCTCTCCACAAACAACTTCAACATTCCTCACCGACATTAAATATTCAGCACGTTTATTGCATTCCGATTGCGTATATAAATCCTCAGATATTGGCACTGCATGATTGTTCATAATTAACAGTAGGACGAATAGCTTCATGTTTATTTTCTCTATATGCACATTTAAATATGTGGGCGATAACATCCACAGTCCAAGCATTGCCATAGCATTTATACGATTGCGAGTTTGAAACTATATTTTCACACCAGCCATCGGGGAATGTTTGTAATCTGGCGCATTCGGTGGGAGTTAATTTGCGATATTGCAGAGTGTTATTATGTTCCCATGAACTAGATGTGAGTGTTGGCGACTTTTCTGTGTGAATACCTCCGTTATTTTTACCTCGAGGACGCTGATAGATTGCGACTTTAGGCTCCCTATGCCCGCCTTGGCATGTCGATAATGTTGGGGCCTTTCCAGCATCAGAATAAATTCGAAGTATCGATTCATTACCCTTAATGTCTGAGGCATTAGCAACATGAATTAACCCGTCTTTTGATTGCCTAATATTCTCTCTTGGTTCGCACGGCCTAAATACTATTTGTCGCCGGCGTTTATTAAAGTATTCATCCTCACTTGCACCGCAAGCGTAATTACTCATGATGCAATATGACTTTTCTCTATCAGTAATACTGTCATCATCAATAATGTCTTTTAGCAGAATTCCTTTATCATCAGGCTGGGTAACTTCAAAATTAGTCCAATAATAACGCTGTCTATTTTGTGCTGATAATAACGAGCTATTAATAAGAGTTTTATTTACATAACCAAGAGCACGTTCCGTATGCAGTGTTATATATTCCTCAAACTCCTTTTTCATTTTTACATTTTCGAGCATGAATTTAGCATCTGGATTATTTTCCAATACATGACTCATTATCTCTAATGCCGTCCAGAATAACTTTCCTCTTGGGTCTTTATCACCAAGTTGCTTTCCTGCTACAGAAAAACTTTGACATGGGAACCCCGCAGTAACTAACCCAACTTGTGACCAATCAATATCCCACTCTCGCCAATTATTCACATCACCTAATTGGATATTATCTGGATAATGAAACTCAGATACTTTATTAGCGAATTTATCTATTTCAGCAATGTAATACTTATCAAATTTAATTCCTGCGCGAGACAGCGCCAATCGCCCAGCGGATATTCCGTTGAACAAACTTAAATATATCATTTTTATTTCCTATGAATGTGCAGAACCCTGTATTAGCATGAGTAATACATATCCGATTATTTGCATGGTTATTTAATCTTATATGTGTGGGCTACTTTGAATTTATAATTTAAGTTATTAGCTCTTCTTTCTGCATCTGAATATGAAATAAATCCTTTTTCAATCATATTTCCATTTAATAAAATAACTGGTTTACCGTTAATTAGTTCGGCTCTGTATTTTTCATTCATTTTTTACTTTCACTCCGTTACTGATTAATATATCTCTGCACATATTAAGACCTGTATTTATACCATCTTCATATGAGTAAAATTTAGGTTGATGTTTATATGGCAATTCAACCTCCAAACTCTCGCGTGATGCTTGCCAGCTAATCCACATCAAATCTACATATTGGTCAGCGTAATTTAATCCGTTATTCGCTGTTTCGAATTTATTATTTATTTCTGCATCATCCATGTGAAATTTAACAAACTCTTCAAACTGCTGTCTTGATTTATCCATCACTCCACCTTTCTATATCCAGCTTGATAAAGAAAACGAGAAATATAGGCACTATCATTTTTTAAAGCATGAGCCTCGATTAAACGTGCCATATCTTTAATTTCCTTTTCGGCTATTTCCTTACGATACAAATCAACCTTTTCCTTTGTTTTATCTATGCACGTAAAACAAAGAATAATATTTTCACCGACAGTAATTAAATGTTCACCGCAATCATTGCCACAAGCAGTGCAAAGAGTGCGTATTTTAATTGCTGTGTATTTCTGATTGTCACTCATATTCACTCCTCTTCATTGCATTCCTGTGAGTTAAATTAAAACTGCTTTCCGCCTTCCTTTGCGCGGTTCTCTCGTTTATGATCTGCTCTATGTTTGTTGTATTCGAGCTTTTCAGTTATTGCGCCTTCAATGTCATAACCAAAGGCTCCGGCATAATCCAAAATACGAATAACAGCATCAGCAAGTTCAACCTCTGCCATTTTTCGATGCGGTAAGTGATCATCCATTAAATCTTTGCGTTCTCCCTCCATTGCCTCACTGATTTCTGAATGAATAAGGCAGAGTAGCGTTCCTTTTTCGCGTGGGTTATCCCACCATCCAGCAGATTTATTTTGTTGATGAATTTGTTGCTGTAATTGTTTAATGTTCATATCTATCTCCTGTTTGCATCCTTGCTCTGAGTAATGGTTATATCCTTTGGTTAAACGGGTAGGGTGGTTAGAATGGTATTTCTTGGTCATCCCAATCTTGAGGTGGCTCATTTTGTGGTGCTTGCGGTTGTTGTGCTGGTTGCTGTGGCTTCTGGCTTCCTGCCTGATTACCACCGTTACCGCCTAGCATCTGCATTGTTCCACCAATATTGACCACTACTTCCGTTGTGTATCGGTCTTGCCCGCCTTGGTCTTGCCATTTTCGGGTTTGCAGAGAACCTTCTATGTATACCTGACTTCCTTTTCTCAGATATTCACCTGCAATTTCGGCTAATTTTCCGAAAATTACCACGCGATGCCACTCGGTTTTCTCCTTCATCTCCCCAGTTTGTTTATCACGCCACGATTCCGATGTGGCCAATGTGAGATTTGCAACAGCGCCACCACTCGGCATGTACCGAATTTCAGGGTCCTGCCCCAAATGACCAATGAGAATACATTTATTCACGCCTTTACTTGCCATTATGCAGCTTCCTTAAGTTCTTTAATTCGAATGCCTGTTACACGTTCACATTCCTTTTGTGATTCAGTACCAGCCAATGCATTCCATGCTTTTTTGTACTCATCCATGATTTGTGACTGATTCGTAGCCGTGCCAAGGAAGTTAGTGTAATCAGCTAACACCTGCTCTGCCGTCCGTGGCGCTACGTTATGAATTTCCGCATCTGCATCAATTGCTGTTTCTTCTGTTGGAATACAGAACGCTTGAAATGCCGCGTATTTATATGCAATCGACATGGCTTTATTTGTGGCTTTATCTCCGCTATCCATAGCCTCACCATAAGTCACTACCGTGTGCTTACTGCCATCTTCCGTGGCAACAAAATCAAATTCAGCCTTAACCACAACGTAGAATAGCTGACCACCTCTTTGCGTTTGTCTTTCCGTGACTGAGCGTTCAATGATCCGTGGAAGAATAAGCAATCCATGCTTAACTAAAGCTGGTGCAAGAGCGTTATATACAGCGTCAATCCCTCTGAACATAAACCCTTGCTGTTTATTTTCACTTCCTTTCTTTATTCCTGTTTCAGCCATTTCCTTGGCTACATTGCTAATCGCTTTATATACAGCAGTCATGTTAATCTCCAAGATACTGACCTTGACGCCGATCGCTTCCGTAGTAATCGATTTCAATATTGCGACTAGATACAGAATTCCTTTCTGCATCGCGTAATGCCTGAATGTGAGGCGGTAGAGGAGGGTGATTTTTCGATGCGTCCAAGTTCATGTGTAGCAGTTCCATTGCTAATCGCTTTTCTCTCTCCTTCACGCTCGTATTTGGCAAATGACCCTCAATCATTGCAATAGCTTGAGCCAGAGCTTCCTCTCTGTTTTTTGCTAATGACGGTGATGTTAATTGAGGGTATTTATCGGTAGGGTAGGAATTAGAAACGTTCATTGAAAATCTCCCTGAAAGTCCTTCATTGGCAATGACAATCCTTGTCGTCCTAACACTTCCGTTTGATACATAAATTCATCGTGTTCGCGTTCCTGCGATTCTTTACGCTTCCCGCGTAATTCTTCTAACCATTGTTTTGAGTTGCTCATCACGCCTCCTTAATAAACAGCACCCAATGCGTTTTATCGTTCTTGCCTACACGCTGGACTATTGTTGGTTTTTGGTCAGTTAGCGCTAAAACTTGCTTGGTAGGTATTTGCGTTTCATTCCACTTGAATGCCAATGTTCCGTTTGGCTTGAGCACTCTAAATGCTTCACTAAATCCTTTTGATAAATCGTCTTTCCATGACTCTTTATTTAATCGACCGTACTTTTTAAACATCCATCCGCTGTGGCCAACTCTAATTAGATGGGGAGGGTCGAATATAACTTGATAAAATGAGTTATCAGTGAATGGGAGGTTTTTAAAATCAGCGATAATGTCTGGTGTGATATTTAGCTTCCTGCCATCACATAAAATATGTTTCTCTGTGCGGATATCACTGTAGATTGCTCGATTATCTTCCTTATCAAACCAGAACATGCGACTACCACAGCACATATCTAGAATCTGAGTCACGCAACCCTCCTTAGGTTAGAAACTCGCAATATCCTGCTAATAAAGGCTTCCTTGCCTATCGCATTGATAATCCTTTCAAGCGATTCATCGTCACAATCGAGCACATATTCCATTGCCTCAATTGAGTCTATTTCCGTTAATTTAGCCAACTCACTGAAACTTCCTGCCTCAATACTGAGTTTGCTACTTTCGTCAAATTCCATGACTGTTTTATCGTGTATTACCCTAGTTCCGTTCGAGCAGTTGTATGAAATTCGCATAATCACCTCAACTTACAAATGTCGGTATTACGCCAACGGTTGTCACAATGACCACGGCCAAACTGAATAACCATGGGCTTGTACGTTTATTCTTACGTGCTTGAGGCGTAGTGATACGCACCGCCATGCAATCACGCATAGTGATGTAATAGTTAGTTTTCATTGTTACCTCGCTAGGTGAGCGATAGGGTGGTTATCTGGTGTTGGTGCGGTGGGTTAGTAGTGAATTTTTACGTTTGATACTAGGTTTTTAGCGATAGCGATAATGCAATTCTTGGCGCACTCTTCTGGAATGCCAGCATCAATTAAATCTTGCATGGCTTTATTGTTAACTGTTTTCTGATGTTCCTTATCAGCCTGACGTTTAGCTTCTTCCTGACGCTTACGTTCTTCTTCTGCTAGTCGAGCTTGTTCAACTTCAAGAGCTTTCTTGCGCTCAGCTTCGATAGCTAATTGTTTCTCGCGTTCGGCTCGTTCCTGAGCTTCTTTAGCATCACGTTCTGCCTTTTCCTTAGCTTCTTTTGCCGCTTGCTCTGCACGTTGAATAGCTTCCTGCTTTTCACGCTCTGCACGTTCGGCAACTTCTTTTGCTTCGTGCTCACGCCGTGCTGCCGCTTCAATTTCTTGCCGTGCCTTTCGTTCAGCTTCTATTCTCGCCTGTTCCGCAGCTTGTCGTTTCATTTCTTCTTCACGAGCAATGCGCTGGCGTTCTTCTTCGGCTTTGCGTAAATCAAACAACTCGTTCATTTGCAGGGCTTCTTCGTGGTCAAGCTCGATTTGCTTCTTAAGTGCTTCGGCTTCTTCACGAGCTTTTTCTTGCTCTTCCCACTCTGTTAGTGGCTTTCGAATGTCATCACTCAGTGAGTCAAGTTCGTCTCGAAATAGCTTACGTGCGGCATCTACTTTCTTAGGTAATTCTTTCAGGTCATCAACAACCAGCTTGCCAGCCTTATCAATAGCTGTTTTTGTTTGAGTAACTTTGTATGCCAGAGATGCAAAAGCCTTTCGGTTTTTAGCTACTGAGAAATCACTGTCGAGTTCTTTACGCTCTTCTTCTGCAAGAGACTTAATGTGCCCCAGCATCTGATTTACTTTTTCTTGTGCTGTGAATAAATCTAATGCCGTAGCTTGTTCAATTACGACTAATTCATTTGCCATTTGCTATGTTCCTTATGTGCGTATTCCTCACTATTAATAGCGATATGAATGATTAAGTGGTGGGTTACTGCTGACCTAGGGCTTTTGCGATTACAGCGTCAACGATGTCTAAATCATCGTCATCATCTGGTTTATAGCTTGCAATTTTATTGCGAAGTCTGATTAACTGTTCCAATAACTCTGGTGCTGATGCGATTAGATGAGCATCTTCTTCTTTAATTTCAGTGAGAAAGGATGCTACAACGTTATGATTATCATCAATCAAAAGAGAGTTTTTAATTACTCCACCCCTTAAATGCCACGGCGCTGGACTATGCTTTAACTCCATATCACCCCCTAGCCTTTAACATTGCATCTGCCATGAGGTAGGATTCTTTAGCAACCCATACCACAGATTGTTCGGTTACATTATCAATCATGCAGTGGTTGGATAAGATTCCATTCATAGCAGCCATTGCGAACTCGTCGCGTAATGATGCCGAGGTAATAGACCCATCACTTTTGTAATGTGCGTCGTAGTTTTTATCTGTCATACTCCCTCCGTTATTAACTAAACACGATGCTAATCATCTTCTGGATAAAGCATTTCCTGTAACTCTTCAGGCGTTGGCTTTTTCCAGTTCGTTATCTTTCCTGTTTCGATATCGATATCTAACATTAGGTAATCACCGTAGTGGTCACCGGGGAAAAAGTTAGGAACATAGTAGTTATAGTCTTCTACTTTATTCCCGTTAGCATCAAGAATGTCACAATTGAAACTATCGGAAACTTTAATGCATGTTCTTAGCGTTTTAATATCAACTTTCGCTTTTGTATTTACTTCAATTTCCATCTCTATCTCCTATCTATTAATCAACTCACAACAGCCCACAGAATGGACTGTAATTAGTTAACTGTGCCTGCTTTTAACCACGTCAGGCGAGGTGGTTCTCGTGTACCCCTACAGCGAGAAATCGGCTATAATCCGCTTACCCCTACAGATAAGAGATATACAGCCTATGATCCATACAATTCACTACCTGTGCCCTGTAACACCTAACTCGGTAAGTCAATTACAAGAAAAGTGCTTAGTTGCAATAGCTAACGGAGCAACTCAATTAAATATTCATATTTCTAGTTCAGGTGGTGATATTACATCTGGGTTTACTGCGTATAACTTTATAAAATCATTACAAATTCCAGTAACAACTCATAACATTAGCAATGTGGATTCAATCGCTAATATTATTTTTTTAGCAGGTAGTAACAGGCTTGCTAATTCAAATGCAAGATTTCTGCTTCATCCGTTTCAGTGGGGAATTGGAGGGCAACAAACAGTTGACCATGAGCGAATGAGAGAGTGGGTTTCTAGTTTAGATCATGACCTAGATAGATTTATTAATATATTCAATACAGAGGCATCAGAAAGTAATTGGCGTGATATGATTAAATCATCAACTATATTAAATCCTGAAATAGCATTAAATTTAAATGTTATATCAGGAGTTTCCGATGCCGCCATTGCTAATGCAAATACCACTTGGTGGGTTACCTGTTGATTCATTCGACTTTTGATAGCTAAATTGGCCTGGTTGTGAGGTGCTTTCTTTCTCCAGCTCAATGAAAGCATCTTTTACAAACCTAGCAATATATTTAGTCTGATCATCACATAGGTCATATGCATGTTCACGCTCAAGCTTTAATATTTCAGCTAGTGTTTCTCTCGCCATTTGTTGCGACTCTGGTGATAAATCCTGAAAACTCATCTTATTTCTCCTATCTCGCCGTAACCCCGAACTCACTGTTCGGCTGTTTTGTTTTAACTCCTGAAAATACTGCTACATTAGGTAAGCAACAGTTATCTCCACTTGGATAATGCTTTGTTGGCTTGAGAGATAGAGCAGGGCGTTCTGGCTTCTCAACTACAAATATTGAATCCCAAATTTCTTCCACTGAGCGACTTCTCATAGCTATCTTTCGAGCCAAAAACTCACCTTGCTTTCTGCGTCTGCGAATTCTTGAGTTCTCTTTAAAAGTTATTGTTGCCATATTTGCCTCCTAAGTGATCTTTGGTGATTGGCATAGTCATGTGACTAATCATGATCCGCTATGCGAAAGTGGCTACGTCACGCCATCTTCTACACCAATCCCAAAAACCACTCAGTGGTTGCTCTGAAAATTTATTCTGAGCGTTCCTAATTGTAAAAGAGCGAACATCCTGTTTATCTATGGCTCCTCGCCTTCGATGTGATTAACTATACAAGCATTACTTTATTAAGACAAGTAAAACTTGTGTAAAAACTTGAGTTAATCTTTATTTAAACAATAAATGCTTGTTTTTGTTTGTGTTATTTTTTGTAAAAAATTTAAATTTTTTATTCTGTTGGCAGTTTTTTGTGATTTGTGGGCATAAAAAATCCCTCATTAAAGAGGGATCTGTGATGTGGTAGGTGAGAGGTAGCTAGTTTTTACTTGATGTTATTTCTGCGAAATCCAGTAGTGCTTTCTGGCAATCGTTGGTCATATCAATTAAGGTGCTGTTTTTCTTTTTTGCCTCATTGCTCATGAACTTATCTATAAACTCATCCCCATTTGGCACATTATTTTCTTGCTGAAATTTATATAAAGAAGAGTAAGCGTTGCACTCAGATGCTTTCATGATTGTAGTTATCAATTTGAAGTCATCTTCATTAGTGATATCAATCTTATTAGTAGCATGGGCAGATATTGAAGAAACAGTAATTAGCAATAAAATTATATTTTTCATTTAGTTACTACCTGATAATTAAATAAATTTCTATCCATGAAATTTGTATTTTATAGATTGGCTAACTAAAACTTTGGCATGAATGTAGAGGCTATTGATACTATCTTCTTCTAAATACCAAGTTTCATATCTTGCGTTATCCGATATGACAGCCAGTCTCTTATATTGCTTTTGAAGCCTTTTTATATATAGCTGATTATCTAATACAAAGACATAAATTCCATCACCATCAAAAAAGTTAGTGGTGATATCTACGAATATTTGATCTCTGGGCTCAAATGTTCCAGCCATAGAGTCACCTTTAACAGTGATCATCTTGATTGTGGATGCAGATCTCCCACCAAACAGTCTTTTTGCTTCATCTGCTGAATACTCAATAGCCGTTATTGTCTCAATAAAATCATCAAGAACCATCACACCTGGCCCTGCACTAGCTTGGATGTCCAGCATCTCCACCTTGTAGGTATTTTTATCTGAAACTTCAATATCTTGATTTATTTGAATACTACTGACTTTGTTTCTTTCATCAATATCAGTTATTCCGAATAACAACCAATTGGTATCAACTTCAAGTATTTCAGCAATTTTAATAACTCTGTTTTTTCTTGGCTCAGTACTGGTCTCCCACTGCTGTACTGATTGTGGTGACACTCCTACCAACTCAGCTAACTCAGCTTGGGTCATGTTTTTTGCAAGCCTAGCTTGCTTGATTCTTTCGCGCATAGTTTTCATTCGCTCAATATACAAGTTGTGCTTTTATTTTTCCAACAAGTAATACTTGCTTAAATAAAGCGTTTCTTGTATTCTTCTTGTTGTTAATCAGTTAAAGGAATATCTTTATGAATGCATTGGAAACAACAATTAAAAAAGCAGGTGGAATTCCAGCTTTAGCTAAGAAGCTAAAGATTAGCGATCAGGCCATTAGGCAATGGGAGCAAAAAGGTCGCATTCCTCCTGCAAGATACGCTCAAATCAACGAACTATTCGGAATACCATTTGAGCATTTAGTAAAAGATAAAAATTAGTTTCACCCGCTCTTTAACATCACTAACCCGCTCAGAGTAAATTCTCAGAGCAAACAATCCGCTCATATGGAATGAGCCACGGATCATTACTGCTGTTCTCTAACGAGAAGTAATCTAAGAAGGAATTTAACAAATGGAATTATCAAACGAACGCAAATTTCGAGAAATCGAATCAAAAATCATGAAAGGGATACTTGTTACTGGCGCTAGAGAAGTAGCGAAAAGGACGGGTATTCACGAATCACAAATATCTCGCTGGCAATCTCAACAATCTAAAACGCAATTAAGCTTCATACAACGTTGTGCAAGGCTTTTAGTTGCTATTGGGTATGAGACACCAGATGACACAGTGATATTGCAAGGTGATGAGGCTAGGGCGTTAATTCAGATGCTTGAACATGTCAAAGCACCAAAAAGAAAAGCCCCAGCGGTAACTGAGGCTTCTCAACAAATGGACTTAATTTAACAACAACCCAATGAGGTAATTATGAATCAAATAACTACTTTAGTAAACAGTGGTGAATTAACCATGAGTAGTCGTGAAATTGCAGACCTTACAGGCAAGAGACACGACAATGTGATGGCTGATATCCGTAAGATGTTGGTTGAAATTCAATCTCCTGAAAAGTTAGGAGATTACATAGACACTAAAAACAGAACACAGCAAATGCTTCTGCTCAACAAAGAAGAATGTTTGTGTCTGATTTCTGGTTACAGCATCAAGTTAAGAATGGCAATCATTAAACGCTGGCAAGAACTTGAATCTCAAAAATCCCTCATACCTCAAACGCTGCCAGAAGCTTTACGACTCGCTGCTGACTTGGCAGAGCAAAAACAAATCGCAGAACAGAAATTAGCAATTGCAGCGCCTAAAGCTGAATTTGTTGATCGCTATGTTCAAGCTACTGGATTGCTGGGTTTTAGAGAGACAAGCAAATTACTAAAAGTGAAAGAGAACTTCTTTAGGGAGTTTCTACTTTCAAAACGAATTATGTACAAACTGGCTGGTAAATTAACACCTTACTCAGAGCACCTTGACGCAGGGCGTTTTGATGTGAAAACAGGTGAGAATCAAATAAACGGTCACGCTTACACGCAAGTTAAATTTACACCTAAAGGTATTCAGTGGATAGCAGGTTTACTGGCTAGAGAGCAATTGGAGGCGGCATGACGAATACAGCGGAAGTATTCCAGTTCCCTGCGATACAGCAGGAGACAAAGAGAGTAGCAGATACTGATGATGGATATACGAGAATTGCCAATGAATTACTTGAATCACTTTCCTGCTGTAATTTAACTGTTAGGCAGCTAAGAGTGATGTTAGCGATTATCAGAAAAACCTATGGGTTTGGCAAAAAAGTAGACCGTATATCCGATTCTCAATTAGCTGACGTATCTGGACTATCAAGACAGAACGTTAACAAGGCAAAGAAAGAATTGATTTCAATGAATTACCTCATTCTTGAGGGTAATAAAATTGGGGTTAATAAAGAGGTTTCAGCATGGAAAAATCAATCTAGAGACTGTGTCTCTAACTTGAAGACTAAAAAAGTCTCTAACTTAGAGACAAATGATGTCTCTGGCTTGGAGACACACAAAAGAAATACTTTAAAGAAAAAAGAAATAACTAATATATCGTCCGAGAATTCTAACGAATCCTCTGACATACCACCTGAAAAAGTTTTAGCCGTTAAACCTGATGCGGTTGTTAGTTCACCCAAAGGTAACAGGTGGGGAAATGCTGATGACCTGAAAGCTGCTCAATGGATTTACTCGCAAGTCCTGATAGTTAGCCCATCGACTAAAGAACCTAACTGGTCAACATGGGCTAACGATGTTCGCCTGATGAGACAACTAGACGGACATACACACCAAGATATTTGCAAAATGTTTAAATGGGCTAATCGTGACTCGTTCTGGTGTAGCAACGTGTTATCTCCCGCAAAACTACGTGAGAAATGGGACACATTGACCATACAGAGCCAACAACCCAATCGAGGTAAGCGACAGGTTGATCCTGAACCAGCACAGAACTGGAATACTCGTGAAGCATGGGAGAATGATTTTATATGAAGACTAATCTGGCTACTGCAATCGCTAATCGTGATGCAGGTGCATTGGCTAGAATGGCTCAGAGTAGCACCCCGCAAAAAGTTGTAAATAATCATGCTGAGCAACTAGTCGATGTATTATTCCGAAATCTGAAACAAATATTTCCAGCCTCAGTAAACACCATTTTCAAAAACGAGTCAGAGGAACTTACTGCAAAACGACAATGGATCGCCGCCTTTGCAGAAAATGGAATTACTACCAGAGAGCAACTTCAAAACGGTATGCGACACGCCAGAGCAAGTGATAACCCTTTCTGGCCTGCTGTTGGTCAATTTATCAAGTGGTGCAAGGAAGAGGATTATGTGGCTCTTGGTTTGCCTGACGAGGATCAGCTTTACGAAATCTATCGGGAATACTGCAAAATGCGTGGCTGGCGTGAAATGAAATGGCCTTCGAATGCTTGTTACTGGATGGTTACTAAAATTTACTCTGAGATGCGAAGTAAAAGCCTAACGGATAGTGAGGTTAAAAAGCTTTGTGCCAAGGAATTAATGGTCATGACGGCAAGAATTAAATCAGGCGAAAACATTCCAGCACCAGTACTTCAAGTTGAACACAAAGTCACACCAACAAGCCGTAATAAATCACTATCAATAATCGCAAGTTTGAAGCAAAAGCACGGCTTCAGATAACACGCAAGAGGATTTTTAGATGAACTTACTAACACATACCGTCACCAAGGTTTTAGGTGATCCGGTTCGTCACACTTACAAATCGGATGATGGAACAGAAAATGAATATTACCTAACTCCAGTTGAGTGTGATTGTTGGGGCGATGTTTCCAATACAAAAGTGATGACAAATACTCTTGAGAAAGCCAAGGCGATTAAGGTTGGCTATGAGTGGGAGTCGTGAGGATTTTTAGATGAAATGGCATCAGAAAATGCTTGTCATGATATTTAGTAGCAACATCCTGACGTTTCTATTTCAACTCATTGCTTGGTGTTCGGTATCGCTTTTAATCGCGATAGATAAATTAGGTGAGTTTAATCTTCATGTTTATCTAAGAGCATTACCAATAGTGATTATTCAGGCGTTAGTGATGACATGTCTAATCAGGTGGGTGTTTAAATTTTGTATGAAAAATATTGATATCAAAGGAGACATCTAATGCAGGGAACTAATTGGGTTAAGGTGAGTGAGCGAAGGCCAGACATGGATACACCAGTATTTGCTGGATGGTTTAGGGAAAGTGGCGAATTTGTATGGGGTAGATTCGTCAGATGTGAAGAATACGGTGATGAAGGCTGGATTTGGCTATGGTCTATTTGCACAGGGGATTATTTAAGTGATGAAGGTGATTGGCTGTTAGACGATGATTACTCAATGATAACGCACTGGATGCCTTTGCCACTCCCACCAATGCCAGAGGGTGAATGATGGAATCACCACTTGCACGAATGATTAAGCAACAGGTATTCGACACTAACGTTGCACGTTTAGTTAAGCTCAATGATGAACAATGGGATTTCATACTGAATGACCAAGATAAACGCGCATGGTCTGGAGGTCACTACTACGGACACGATTATCATGAGTGGGATATTCTTATAGCTCACGATATTAAATACGTTCAAACAGGATTGAGAGATGCGTTGATATAGGAGGCTAGCTTGGAAGCAGATTTCCTCTTCCACGAATCAACCAAAAATACCGCATGGCAACACCTCAAAGAAGTTCTAGCAACAAAACAACCACACCGGATCATTATCAAGCCTTGGAAGTCCACACGATCACTATCTCAGAATGCCACCTTTCATATGTGGTGCGGAGAGATAAGTAAATACCTATGTAAGAACAACGCCAATTACACACCAGAAACCGTTAAGGAGATGCTTAAGCATACATTCTTAGGTTATGAGGTGGTCGATATGGTTGACGTTACTACACAGCTTACAGAGCGAGTAAGGACACTTCGGAAAACATCAAAACTTGATAAAGGTGAAATGTTCCACTTCATGGAGCAGGTTGAACGCTGGGCGGTAGGTATAGGTTGTTTCGTGACGATACCTGATAACTCTGAATACATGAAATTGAAAAGGAAACAAAATGAGTAAATACGACAGACCATGTAAAGGCATAACAATCGATGTGTATGACGTTTTAAAAGCCTTTGAAGTAACTAACCCAGCATTGCAGCATTTAATTAAAAAAGCTCTCTGCGCTGGATTGAGAGGACATAAAGACAAAGAGCAAGATTTATGTGAAGTGCTGGCATCCGCAAAACGGGCTATTGAGTTGGAGGCTGAGAAATGACCGAAGAGCAATACAGGACTTATGCGCGAGTGATAGTGGTTGGTCGTGAATTTATCTCATTTAATCACAACACTATTTCATCTGTTACGGGTTTAACACCCGCAAGAGTAGGAACGATTCTGAGAAAGTTACTTGCATTCCAGTGTGTAGAGCATGTTGAAACAAAGAGCCGTAAACGCACTCGCCCAATCAATAACTACGCGGTAACAGACGATGCGATTACTCGCTTAAGAAATCAGTTTGAAAAAGAACGACTGGCTAATCTTCCACTTTTCCCAAAAGCGAAGAAAGTTGAAGCAAAGAAACCTAGAAAAGTACTGGATGATTTTATGTGTGGGTTGTCATTTGTCGATAAAGCCAACGTCTCAGGCATGGGTAATCCGATGTTGATGAAAATAGACTCGTTACTCAAAGGAGTTCGCAATGAACTGCGTGTCATGCAATAGACAGCTAACAGATGAAGAAATTTACGTGTGTGCTCAGTGTGCTGATGAATACGCTCATTTGGAAGTGATGGATAAAATAAAAGGAGAGGGAGATGCAGAAGCTAAGGCGACGGCGCTGTAAAATATGCCGAGAATGGTTTCACCCTAAATACAGTAATATTTGGTGGTGTTGTCCAGAGCATGGAGCAGAACTAGCGATAAAGCGAAGAAACAAGGAGAAAGAAAAAGCATTAGCGAAACGTAAAAAGGAGCAAAGAGAAAAGGAAGTTAAAGCAAAAGACAAACTCAAAGCCCGCAAGTTAGCAGTAAAACCCCTCTCATATTTCACCAAACAAGCACAGACCGCATTCAACGCATTTATCAGAGAAAGAGACAAGGATGAGCCTTGCATCTCATGTGGGCGTTTTCACGAAGGTCAGTATCACGCAGGACACTATCGAACAACCGGTGCTAATCCAGAACTTAGGTTCGATGAAGATAACTGCCATAAGCAATGCGCCCCATGCAATAACCATCTATCGGGAAATATCGAAAATTACACACCTCGACTAATAGAGAAAATTGGTCAAGAACGTTTCGATCGCCTGATGGGTTCTCATAAATTGCCGAAGTGGAAGCGCGAGGATTATGAGCGGATACGTGATCACTACCGAGCCAAGTTAAAGGAGCTGAAAGATGTTCACTGACTTAATCGCAGCTATTGAAGAATGCAGGTTTAGGGCATTAGCAGAGCGAACTGGTGATAAAACAAAGCGTTATTTATCAGTTATTCAACTAAATAACGGATTCATGAAAGTCGTTGAAACTGTACAGGCAAAGAGATGTGGTAACCGGATTATGTACTCAGTCGGTTGCGATAGATATCACACAGTATTACCGGAGGCGAGATGAGACTTGCAGATTTACCAAAATATTTTTCACCAAAAAGCATTATGTTTAGTGACTCTCCATCTGCAACAGCAACTGATAATCTAACAATCACTGATGTAATGGCCTCGCTTGGTTTGGCGACCTCTAAAGCGAGAATGGGGATTGAGTTGTTTTTGGCGAAACAAGGGATCAATCAACCAACTGAAGCAGTGGAGAGCATTCATCAATATGCAATAACTCAGGCTCACAAATATAGTGCTATTGGAAAACTTAGTGAGAATGATAGAGGAACACTTCTGCAAATACTCGCAAATTATGCATTTCAGGATTATGCAAGAAGCGCAGCCAGTAAAAAGGCATGCCCTGATTGTGACGGTGGGTTTATTGAGGTAGAGGTATTTACCACTAAACAGCACACTCACTTTGCAGCTAAAGAGATTATTAAATTCAGCAAGAAAATGGGAGTTAAAATAACTCCATCTGACTATTCAAAATACAGGGAGGTTAGAGAAAAAACTAAGGTGATCTGCAAAACCTGTAATGGGAAAGGTGAAGTGAGTCATTCGTGCCGATGTAATGGCAGAGGTGAAACTTTGGATAAGGTGGAAACGAAAAAACAAGGAATTCCAGTTTTTAAAACTTGCCCTAAGTGTTCAGGTCGTGGCTACTCAAGATTGCCGGCAGAAGATGTTAGGCGAGAGATATGCTCACAATTGTTTGCACTGCCAGAAACAACCTGGCGTAGAAACTTTAAACCATTCTACGAGATGTTGATTCAGGAATGCTTTAAGGAAGAGGCTAACGCAGAAAAAGTTCTGCAAAATGTAACAAAAAGAGAAAATGAATACATAAATTAGCTTGTAAATAGAAATAAGTTGATCTTTTGGCGGAGATGGGCTATCGTGATTCTAACGATGGGTTATTGCCATTTCGTTAACGTTAAAAGAATTCAAGACCTCGCTTCGGCGGGGTTTTTTGTTATCTGGAGTTTATATGTTTGATGAATTAGATGCTTTTGATGAGCATCCCGACTTTTAATTCCCCCGAATTCGAGGGTGTTACCTTCATTGATGAGGGTGACATAGCTTAAGTTATTGATATTGTTCCGATACCGGAATTCCGATAACGCTAATCCAACCATCCAGAATTACCGGATAGTTCACATTAAGAAGATCGCTTAGGCGGTCTTTTTTCGTATATGCCGACCACAGAATCAATCACAACACCTCACGTTCACACAAGAGCTGTGAGTCGGCGTTCTATTAACTTTAATTACGGAACACTCCGCAGGGGGTGAGTATGCGCATGCCTGAAAAAAATACAGAATTCTGGGTGCAAATCTGGGACTGGATAACAATAAATGCGCCACTTATCGCTGGCGTTTTGTTAGCCGGAATGACTGCTTTTACCAGAGAGAAAAGAGAAGGTTCGGGATGGAAGGCATCTTTAGCTGAAGCGGCTATATGTGCCTTTATCAGTATTGGCATCATTACTGCTTTGGAATATGCAAAGTTACCAATCAGCTTGGCTCAGTTTTTTGGTGTGTTTATTGGCTTCCTTGGTACTAAGAAAATCGGTGCAATCGTGGAAGCGGTAATGTCGTTCTTCAAAAACAAATTCGGAGTTAACAAATGACACTCGGTGAGAAACAACGCAAGTTCATTCGTATGATTGCGGACTTAATTATCTTTGCCTACGACAACGGATATGAGCTGACATTCTCGGAAGCATACCGAACGCCAGAGCAGGCACAGTTAAATGCCAAATCAGGTGCGGGTATTAAAAACAGCTTACACACACAACGCCTAGCTGTGGATTTCAACCTATTTAAAGACGGCAAGTACCTAACAGCATCAAGTGACCATAAATTGCTTGGTGAATATTGGGAATCTATCGGCGGTACGTGGGGCGGTCGTTTCAATGACGGCAATCACTACTCGTTAGAGCATAACGGCGTTAAGTGATATGAACACGCTAACTAAGGTATTAGCTGGACTACTGGCAATATCTGCATTCTGGCTATGGTGGGTAATAGATGATTACGACAAACTGAGAAAAGATTACAACACAGCAACCACTCAGTTATCCCAGCAAGTCGAAATCAACAAAGACTACCAAACCCGCATCACCAGATTAAATCAACTCGATATTAAATACACTCAGGAGTTAGCCAGTGCAAAAGTTGAAATTGATAGGTTGCGTGATGATATTCGCAATGGCTCTAAGCGGGTGTACGTCAAAGCCGAGTGTCCAAAGAGCGCCAGTAATCCCACCGAAAGCGGAAGCAATGAATCCTCCGCACGACTTAACAAAACAGTTGAACAAGATTATCTACGTCTCAGAGAAATGATAGTAGAGAACGAACAGCAAACCTTGTATTTGCAGGAATATATTAGAACGGAGTGTTTACGATGAGGGCTAGACTACTAGCAATTCTTATTGATGTGGTGGTTGCTGCATCACTCTATTTTGGGTTGACTCTGAACAATGAAGGGCTAACTAATATCGGGTATTTCACAGGTTGGCTATTTGCTGTCATGGGGATATTACTTATCTTCGTTGATAAAGAGAAGTTCGCAAAAAACCACAAACACCAGTCTATAGCGCGGCGAACTTATGATGTATTAACCGATGTGGCTTATGTAACTTTTGCTGCATATTCTGGCTGGTTCGTGCTTGCTACATTCTTTGCTATTGCTTCGATAATCAAAGCTGCAATAAAGAGTGACGCTGAAAAATCTTTACTAAAGGCCAAACAGGAAAGCAATACGGGAAATTGAACAACAACGAGCCTCTGATAAATCAGGGGCTTTTTAATATCTACAGGAGCATAAAATGGTTAATTTTGGCAAAGCACTAGAAGCAGTTAAGGCAGGAAAGAAAATCTCTCGCGCTGGGTGGAATGGTAAGGGTATGTTCCTTTTTATTGTACCTGCTGATGCATGGGGTTTCGAGTGTGATACCGAAGGCGTGGATGAGTTAGAGACATCTTGCTTCATTTGCATGAAAACCGCAGACAACAAACTAGTGCCTTGGTTGGCTAGTCAGTCAGATGCATTGGCGGAAGACTGGGTAATTCACGAATAACAACAACTAGCCTCCAATTAGGGGGCTTTTTAATGGAGAAATATCATGGCAGCACAAGGCTTCGATAACCCAACTCAATTCCGTGAAGAGCTGGATAAAAGCATTCCAAAAGAATAAAAAAGCCCAGCACGGGAGGCTGGGCAATACTAACAATATATCAATTAAAGTGTAGCGATAGCTACTTAGTATAGCTTAAGTAAATATATATATCAGCAATTAGATAAGTCGTTTATCCATTAAGGAGAGTGATCATATCTTGACTGCTAGGAACAGACTAGAAGTGACCAAAGTAACGTAGTGATACGTGATGATGGTTGCGATTAACTTCACACAGGAACATCAAATGACAGAAATTACAGCACAGAATCAAATGCGCTTAGAGCTATTACGGTTAGTTGGAAATGATACTGCAGCAGCTCAAGCGGCTATCGAGTTCGTAAAAGACGACGCTCTCAAGTTTGAGTTATTCAAAGACGCATACAAACAGTGTCAGACTGAAAGTGAGTTTGTATCACGATCACAGAAAGCCGCACGAGAAGCTCAGGAAGCACTCGACCTATTCACGCAATAGTTAATTACACAGCTCATTTACGAGTGGGCTGGATAATTGATTAAAGGGGGATATATGGCGACTACGGCAAAGATGGGTCGCCCAACAGATTACATGCCTGAAGTTGCTGAAGATATCTGCAATTTGCTTATGTTGGGTGAAAGCCTTCGTTCAATTTGTAAGAGACCTGGAATGCCAGCAATCCGTACGGTGATGTATTGGTTGCAGAGGCATGATGACTTTATGCAACAGTACGCGCGTGCGCGAGAGATTCAAGCTGAGTTATTGGCTGAGGAAATAATTGAAATAGCTGATGATAGCTCCGGCGATGTGATCGTTGATGATGACGGGAAGGAGCAGACAAATCATGAGCGTGTTGCTAGATCACGTCTTCGCGTTGATGCCCGCAAATGGTACGCATCCAAGTTGGCACCTAAACGTTATGGTGATCGCATTCAACACGATCAGAAAATTACTATCACTGATTTGACCGATGAAGAATTAGATAAGCGCATTAAGGAGCTAAATAATGGACAGGGAGCAAAAAATTGAGCTTCTTAGGCTCCTTGAGGAAAAATCCCGCCGCGCAAATGTCTACCGTTACAAAACCTATTACGAAACTCGTTACCCTTGGCAAAAGAAATTTATTGCGCTCAGTAGCGAATATTCACAAACAGCACTCATTGCAGCAAACCGTGTAGGTAAAACAGACACAGCTACATACATTGATGCTATTCATGCAATGGGTGATTATCCTGATGATTGGGAAGGGTATAAGTTCGAACACGCTCCGCTTATCTGGTGCCTTGGTTACTCTGGTGAAAAATGTAGAGACTTATTACAAGCGCCTATCATTGGCAGGAAAACAGATAACGGTTGGCAAGGTGGATTGATCCCTAGTGAGTTAATTGTCGATACTGAGCCAATGGCTGGTACACCTAACGCTGTTCGTTCTGCATACATCAGGCATAAATCAGGCGACTTAGCAAAGATTCAATTCTGGTCATACTCACAAGGCCAACATGCATTGATGGGTGACAGCGTTGATTGGTTCCATATCGATGAGGAGCCAAAAGACCCTACTATTTATCCGCAGGTTTTAACTCGTACCGCAACAGGTGATAAAGGTCGTGGTGGTCGTGGCATCTTAACATTCACACCAGAGAACGGTAGAACCGATTTAGTTATTAGCTTTATGGATTCTCCGTCATCTGCTCAAACTTGTATGAATGTTGGTTGGGATGATGCGCCACACTTGAGTGAAAAAGTTAAAACTGAATTACTAGCTTCATTCCCGCCTCATCAGCGTGACATGCGAACTAAAGGTATTCCGATGCTAGGTCATGGTCGTATTTATGACTTGGGTGAGGACTACATTAAGTGTGACCCGTTCCCTATACCAGACCACTACTTTGTTATCGATGGCATGGATTTTGGGTGGGATCACCCGCAAGCTCACGTTCAATTAGCATGGGATACAGAAAACGAAACGTTCTATCTAACTCGTGCTTACAAGGCTAGACAGGTATCGCCTGCCGAGGCATTTAGTGGAGTTAAACAGTGGGCTGAAAATGTTCCTACTGCTTGGCCTAACGATGGATTACAAACAGAGAAAGGCTCAGGACTGCAACAGAAATCCTATTATGAAGATGCTGGCTTCAATATGCTACTTGACCCTGCTCAGTGGGAGGATGGTAGCAGGTCAGTAGAGCCGGGATTATTTGAAATATACGATCTCATGAGGCGTGGGAAATTTAAAGTATTCTCAGGGCTTCGTGATTTCTTCGAAGAGTACAACTTCTATCATCGTGACGAGAAAGGCAAGATTGTAAAAGTTCGTGATGACATCCTAGATGCTGTCAGATACGCATACATGATGCGCCGTTACGCAATCAGATACGCTGATATACGGAATCCTCCAGAGGAAGAAGATATCTACGTTCCATCATCTTCTAGTTGGTAACTATGGCTGAAACACTACAACAAAGACATGAGCGAATAATGCTCAGGTTTGACCGTGCGCACTCACCGCAAGAAGATGTGAGAGCGAAATGCGTCGAAGCAACACGGTTTGCACGAGTGCCCGGAGGTCAATGGGAAGGTGCAACTTCTGCGGGTACTAAACTCAATGATCACTTTGAGAAATACCCTAAGTTTGAAATAAACAAGATAGCTACTGAGTTAAACAGGATCATCAGTGAGTATCGCAACAATCGAATCACAGTTAAGTTTAGACCAGGTGACAAAGAAGCAAGCGAGGATTTAGCCGATAAGTTAAATGGTTTGTTTCGTGCTGACTATGAAGAGACTGACGGTGGTGAGGCTTGTGATAATGCGTTTGATGATGCAGCAACAGGTGGGTTTGGTTGCTTTAGGTTAACAACAAACTTGGTCAATGAGTTAGACCCGATGGATGACAGGCAGCGAATTTCTATCGAGCCTATTTATGATCCGTCTCGCTCTGTGTGGTTTGACCCTGACGCCAAGAAGTATGATAAGTCTGATGCTGAGTGGGCTTTTTGCATGTACTCACTATCTGTTGATAAGTACAAAGCAGAATATAAAAAAGACCCAGCAACGTTAGATGTAGGTATTGATAGGTCATGGGATTATGACTGGTTTGATTCTGATGTTGTCTATATCGCTAAGTATTATGAGGTAAGAAAAGAATCAGTTGATGTTGTCAGCTTCCAAAACCCAATTACTTCAGAGGTTGTTACCTATGACAGCGAACAACTTGAGCAGGTTGGTGATGAGCTAATTGATATTGGCTTTGTTGAAGTTGCTCGAAGAACGGTTAAGCGTCGTCGAGTTTATGTGTCAGTGGTCGATGGTGATGGATTCCTTGAGAAAGCTCAGAGAATACCGGGTGAGCACATTCCTTTAATCCCTGTTTATGGTAAGCGCTGGTTTATTGATGACGTCGAGCGAGTTGAGGGGCATATTGCAAAAGCAATGGACGCACAGCGCCTTTATAACTTACAAGTGTCAATGCTTGCTGATTCAGCAGCACAAGACCCCGGCTCAGTTCCTATTGTTGGCAAGCAACAGATTAAAGGGCTTGAAAAACACTGGGCTGATAGAAACTCAAAAAGACCTGCATTCCTTCCTCTGAATGAAATAACCGATAAGCAAGGCAATGTTATTGCGCCAGCATCAGCAATTGGTTATACGCAACCACAGCCACTTAATCAGGCAATGGCTGCACTGTTGCAGCAAACAAGCTTAGATATTCAGGAAGTAACTGGTGCTAGTCAGGCAATGCAGCAAATGCCTAGCAATATTGCCAAAGAGACTGTTAATAACCTCATGCATCGCTCTGATATGGCATCGTTTATCTATCTGGATAACATGGCTAAAAGCTTGAAACGGGCTGGTGAGGTATGGCTATCGATGGCTAGAGAAGTATATGGATCTGATAGGCAAGTTCGCGTAGTTAATGAGGATGGTACTGATGATATAGCGCTGATGTCTGTGACGATACGAGATAAACAAACAGGCGAAATTGTAGCCATGAATGATTTATCTACTGGTCGTTATGATGTCACGGTTGATGTGGGGCCATCTTATACAGCAAGGCGTGATGCCACTGTTTCAGTGCTGACAAATCTTCTTGCTGGGATGCTTCCTCAAGATCCGATGCGCGCAGTTGTTCAGGGAATTATCTTGGACAACATGGATGGTGAAGGTCTTGATGAGTTCAAGGAATACAACCGCAATCAGCTACTTACTCAAGGTGTCGTCAAACCTCGCAATGCAGAAGAAGAGCAAATTGTCGCTCAGGCACAGCAACAGGCGCAACAACCTAACGCTGAGTTATTGGCAGCGCAAGGTGTGTACTTGCAAGGACAGGCAGAAGTCCAGAAGACGAAAAACGAAGAGCTATCCATTCAGGTTAAAGCATTCCAAGCACAAACCGAAGCTAGGGTTGCCGAGGCTAAAGTTGTACAACTTCTTGCATCAGCAGATAGCACAAAGCGCGCTGAAATTAGAGAGGCGCTTAAAATGTTACATAACTTCCAGAAGGAACAAGGCGACTCATCACGAGCAGATGCCGAGTTAATTCTAAAAGCAACTGATACGCAGCATAAGCAAAGCCTAGACGTTGCGAAAACCATTCAATCACAAAATAACCAACAGTCTCCTGCGGACTTCTCGCAGAGTTAAGGGGTAATAAATGGAAAACGAACTGATCATTGATGGTCAGGCAGTGCCTATGTCTGAAAATCAGGAATCACAACAGCAGGAAAATACAGATCAACCAACGCAAGTTAGTGAGAACAATACCGCTAATAATGACGAGGTTGTCACTGATGATTCGGCTGAAGTAAAACCAGATCAGAGTGTCGAGCAGGAGCAAGATTACTCCTTGCAAATCGGCGATGAAGAAATCTCGTTAACTGATGACGATGATTCAATTGAGGGGCAGCCAGCTCCCCAGTGGGTTAAAGACCTTCGAAAAGGCTTTAAAGATACTCAGAAAGAAAACCGTGAGCTAAAGCGCCAACTTGAGGAAATTACAGCCAAGCAAACGCAAGAGCCAGCGGTTAATCATAATGATGAAATACCTCAGAAGCCAACACTAGAGTCATGTGATTGGAGTGAGGAGGCATACGAGAAAGCATTAACTGATTGGTATGAGAAAAAAAGCCGTGCTGATCAGAGTAAAAAAGCCAAGGAGAAAGAGCAGCTCGACTATAAGGAAAAAATCCTTAAGCGACTGGAAGATCATAAGCAACGAGCATCTAAGTTACCTGTAAAAGATTACGCTGAGATGGAGGAGATTGTCACCAATGAAGTTCCTATCATCCATCAGGAAATCTTACTTAGAGCTGCCGATGAAGGTACTGAATTAATTGCTTATGCACTTGGTAAGAATAAAGAATTGCGCCAGCGGCTTACAGCTGAGAAAGACCCAATACGTGCAGCATTCCTACTTGGTCAGCTTAGCCAGAAAGTTAAGTTAGCACCAAAACCAAAGAAAGCACCTAAACCTGAGCCGGAAGTTAAAGGTGGAGCGGGAAGCGTCACGACTGATGAATTAAACAAACTGTGCCCCGGCGCAATTATTGAATAAACAAGGTGTAAAACATGGCTAATAACTTAGATTCAAACGTAAGTCAGATTGTACTTAAAAAGTTTTTACCGGGCTTTATGTCCGACTTGGTTTTATGTAAGACAGTTGATCGCCAATTGCTGGCTGGCGAAATCAACTCAAGCACTGGCGAAAGTGTCAGCTTTAAACGCCCACATCAATTCAGCTCTGAGCGTACGGCTGATGGTGACATTACTGGTAAAGCAAAGAATGGTCTTATTTCAGGTAAGGCGACTGGTCGCGTTGGTAATTATATCACTGTCGCTGTTGAGTGGGCGCAAGTTGAAGAAGCGTTAAAGTTAAATCAGTTAGACCAAATCTTAGCGCCAATTCATGCTCGAATGGTCACTGACCTTGAGACTGAATTAGCTCACTTCATGATGAATAATGGTGCATTGTCACTTGGTACGCCAAATTCACCAATTGCCAAATGGTCAGATGTTGCTCAGACAGCTACCTTCTTGAAAGATATCGGCATTAAAGCTGGTGATAACTACGCAGTGATGGATCCTTGGTCTGCCCAGCGTCTTGCTGATGCACAAACCGGCCTACATGCGTCTGACCAATTAGTGCGCACAGCGTGGGAAAATGCACAGATTCCGGGTAACTTTGGCGGTATTAAAGCTCTAATGTCAAATGGCTTAGCATCTCGTGAGCAAGGTGATTTTGGTGGAACACTGACTGTTAAAACAGCTCCAACAGTGGATTACACTGCTATTAAAGATTCCTATCAGTTCACTGTTACTCTTACTGGCGCAACAGCAAGCAAGACTGGATTCTTTAAGGCTGGTGATCAGGTTAAATTCACTGCGACACATTGGTTAAATCAGCAAAGCAAGCAAACTCTGTATAACGGTTCTACTGCTATCAGTTTCACCGCCACCGTTCTTGAAGATGCAAACTCTGATGGTACTGGTGATGTTACTGTTAAACTTTCTGGTGTTCCGGTGTATGACGCAGTAAACAAACAGTACAACGCAGTTGATCGCAAAGTAGCGGCAGGTGATGAGGTTGTGGTGATCGGTACTGCTAAGCAGAAGATGAAGCCTAATCTGTTCTTTAATAAAATGTTCTGTGGCTTGGGTACTATCCCACTGCCAAAATTACACAGTATTGATTCAGCAGTGGCCACATATGAAGGTTTCTCTATCCGCGTACACAAATATGCTGATGGTGACGCTAACAAGCAAATGATGCGTTTCGACTTGCTACCTGCTTATGTGTGCTTCAATCCACACTTTGGCGGTCAATTCTTCGGAAATGTCTAATACCCTCGTTGTTTATTTGGGAGCTTTGGCTCCCTTTTTTATTTGAGGTAAATATGGAACGTAAAAGCGTTTTCGCATGGGCTAACAATGATAATGGTTATGTACAGGCCGTCATTGTGGCTAGTGATTTTCCTGCATTTAAGGAGCTTGGCTTCGTCGCTTCGGTTGATGAGGTTATTAAACCAGAGGTAAAGAAATCTAAGGCAACTAAGAAGGCAGAAACAAATGGCAATGACACTGACTAAAGGTGAAATTGTTCTATTTGCGTTGCGTAAGGCTGGCGTTGCTTCCGATGCGACGCTAACTGATGCTGAGCCACAATCGGTAGAGGATGGCATTCATGATCTAGAAGATATGATGTCCGAACTACAAATAACATTTGGCGATTTGGGTTATAAGTTTTCACTAGAAGATGATCAACCAACACCAGATGATGATTCTGGCTTACCTCGCAAATACAAACAAGCTATCGGCTACCAATTGTTACTCAGAATATTAACTGATTACGGGCTAGAGCCAACGCCAAGACAAGAGGCATCAGCATCTTCTTCTTATGATGCATTATTACTTGATACGCTTAAGGTTCCGTCTATTGATAGGCGTGGGGATATGCCAGTTGGTCAAGGTAATAAATACACAGCTTTAGGCGTAGATAGCTATTACGTCGAAAGGGGGTTTAATGCCACAGGTAAAGATTCCACTAGCTAGAGGTTTGCGAAAAGACCCGCACACAGCAGATTACATTGACGGTCTTCCAGTTAATATGTTGGCCACGCCGAAAGAGGTATTGAATGCGTCCGGTTATTTGCGTTCGTTCCCTGCATTAGAAAAGCGTCATAGTGTTGATGGTGTATCTCGTGGTGTCCAGTACAACACGAAAAACAACACGGTCTATCGCGTGTGTGGAAATAAACTTTATCGTGGACAGAATGCTATTGCTGACATTCAAGGTAAAGACAGGGTGACTATGGCGCACTCGGGTTACAGTCAAGCAGTGGCATCAGGCGGTAAGTTAAAACTTTATCGCTATGACGGTGAGGTTAAAGAGTTATCTAACTGGCCTGAAGAAGAGGTAATTACTGAAGGATATAAGCGTGACGTTAAAAAATGGACTCACAAAGACCGCAATGATGATTTTGTTCCGCTCACAAAGGATGATCTGGATGGGTTCTTAACGTTAAAAATCACGCCTAAAACTTCTGATGGTAAAACCGGTAATGAGATGCTTATCACTGAGCAAATGGTGGGCGTTAAATTATCTCAGCAGGAAGATGACGAGAAACCTTATCTTACCGACGTTCTAGTCGAGGGCATTAAGCGTGCTGGCGGTAAAATTACAGTAACGTATAAAATGAACCTTGCTAAAGCCAGCGAACAAGCGGCAAAAGACGTTACTGAGTTTGTAATGACACAAGAAGTGTTAGAGGTAGTTGAAAGATACCCTCAATACGAATTAGGTGATGTTGTTGATGTTGCTCGTAACCGAGGTCGTTACATTTGGTTACAGAAAGGCGGTGAAAGGTTTGGCGTTACTGACTTAGATGATGAGTCAAAGCCTGATAAATTCCGTCCATTTTACACCGCTGAATCTCAACCTGACGGCATCATTGCTATCGATTCTTGGCGTGATATGGTGCTTTGCTTTGGTTCGTCAACCATCGAATACTTCACCATTACCGGCTCAACGAGTGCGTCACAAGTAATATATGCGCCACAGCCATCTTATATGGTTCAGATGGGTATTGCTGGTCGTGATGCCAAGTGTAAGTTCGGAGAGTCATTTGCATTCATCAGCAACCCAGCAAACGGCGCGCCATCTGTCTATATCCTTGGTTCTGGTTCTGCTAGTCAAATATCTACTGCAAGCATTGATAAGATCATTCGTAGTTATACATCAGGAGAGTTGTCACAAGCGGTTCTTGAGACTATTCGCTTTGATGGTCATGAGTTACTCATTGTTCACTTACAGCGCCATACACTTTGCTTTGACGCAGCGGGAAGCCAGCAATATCCGCAGTGGTGCATTCTAAAGTCTGGACTGTATGACGAAGCCTATCGTGCAATTGATTTTATGTATGAAGGTAATCAGATCACTGTTGCAGATAAGAGCGATGGTGTTGTTGGAAATCTTGCCTTCAATAAGTCATCTCAGTATGACAAGCAGGTAGAGCATATTCTATACACGCCTATGGCTAAAGCCGATAATGCAAGGGTGTTCGATTTAGAGCTTGAGGCATCAACAGGCGTTGCCCAGATTGCTGATAAGTTATTTCTCTCCGCAACGACTGATGGCATTAATTTTGGTCGAGAGCAAATGATTGAACAAAACTCACCATTCCAATATGACCGCCGTGTGTTATGGCGACGAGTAGGAAGAGTGAGGAAGAATATAGGGTTTAAGGTTCGCGTTATCACTAAGTCGCCCGTAACACTTAGCGATCTATCGATGAGGGTTGAATGATGGCAAATGAAGACCTTTCTAAACCAATAGAAGTTCAATCCGCTTACATTGTTCCAGATATCCTACCTACTAATTTCAGTGAAACATATCGACGCATAGTGTTGAATGGTGCCGATGATATGGCAAAGGTGGCTGGTCGTGCAAATGAGGCTGGCGCTGAGGCTTTTGATGCTCAAAAGAGGAATGATGAGCAAGATGTTGTTCTTGAAGATCATGAGGAAAGACTTGGTGAAGCCGAACAAACAATTGTTGAGCATGGTGTTAAGTTGGCTGACCATGAAGAGCGGATAACGAAAACGGAAGAGGATTTATCTAAGTTAGAGGTAAGAGTCCTTAATGTTGAGCAAGACGTTGATGGGCTAAAAATAAAGATACAAGACCTCGATGGTCAAATATCTGAAATCAAAGTTGATTACGTTTCTCTCAGTAAAACAGAAAAACAGAAGCTTTCATCTCCTATCGATGTTTCAACATCCTACTCAGTAAACGGAACTAAAGTTATTGGCTCTCGTGTTACTGGCTTTACATCAGCAACAGGTACATCACTTAAGGGCTCGTTTAATGCTAACCAATCCTACTCATTCAGCTCTGATTACACGCAATCAGAAATGCAAACTCTAGCAAACGGGTTAATAGAGTCAAGACAACGAATCAAGGCGCTCGAAGATGCACTTCGCTCACACGGATTAATAGACTAATGGAAATTAAAATTATTGATAACCCTATTCGGCTATCTGAGTTTTTAAATGATAAGTCGAACACGGGGAATATCGTTGATGGTAATGATCAGTATTTCATTAAACCCGACGCGCTTTACTTGGGTATTTATGAAGGAGTTCTATTGGTTGGTGTTTTCGAGGTGCGTAATTTTTGGCATACGGTCGTTGAGTGTCACGCCATCTTTGATGTTGGATTCCGTGGTAAATACGCCTTTGATGCACACAAATTATTCTGCAAATGGTTACTGGAAAATACTCAATTCACTAACTCAGTGACTATGGTTCCCGATACCACAAAATACGGTCGCGTTATTGTGAAAATGCTTGGTGCTACACGTGTCGGTCATTTAGATGATGCGTACATCAGCAATGGTAAACCAGTAGGTGTCACCATTTATCAACTCAAACGCGAACAGTACGAGGAGTTATTAAAATGCTGATTATTTCAGAGAAATTCAGAAACTCACTGCTACCAATGCATGGATATATGAAAGGTGGCGGTGATGGTGGTGCGGGCGCTCAAGCTGATGCGACTCGTGAAGCCACGGCGTTACAGCGTGAAATGTGGCAGACGAACATGCAAAATCTTGCACCGTTTACGCCGCTCGCTCAGCAGTACATTGGTCAATTGCAAAACTTATCTTCTTTAGAAGGCCAAGGTCAAGCATTAAACCAATACTACAACTCACAGGCATTTCACGACTTATCAGGACAGGCAAGATATCAGCAGTTAGCTAGTGCAGAAGCTACTGGTGGGCTAGGTTCGACAGCAACAAGTAATCAACTTGCATCTATCGCTCCTACGCTTGGTCAAGGTTGGTTAGCTGACCAAATGAATAACTACCAGAACTTAGCCAATGTTGGGCTTGGTGCTTTGCAGGGTCAGGCTAGTGCCGGTCAAAACTACGCAAACAACATGGGGCAATTGCTACAACAAAATGCAAATGCTCAAGCGGCTATGGCTAATAGACCGTCATCAATGCAACAAGGAATGATGGGAGGTCTTGGTGGTGCTATGGCGGGCGCTCAACTAGGTAGTGTTGTTCCCGGCCTTGGTACTGCATGGGGCGCTGGTATTGGTGCTGGAGTTGGTTTATTGGGAGGATTGTTCTAATGGCCACATGGCAACCATCAGTTAACTCAGGCGGGTTTCTTGGTTCGATAGGTCAATTTAATGACAATGCGCCAAGAGCTAGTGATGCAAATCCTGTTATTAACTCAATTAATCAAAGTAATGAGCTGGCTCGTTCTGGTGCTAATAACATGGGTCTGCAAGCATTAAATGGACTTGTAGGTCTTGCTGGTATCTATCAGGAAAATAAAGCCAAAGAACGTCTTGGAGAATTCCAAAAAGCATGGGGTGAGGCATACGCAAATAGTGATCGCGATGGTATGAGGCAGTTACTAGCTACTTATCCAGAGTATGCTCAGGCTATTACTGGTGGTATGCAAGGTGTTTCCGCTGATGTTCGCGAATCCTTGGGTAACTTATCATCTGGCTATCGCAATGCGGTAATGAATGGTAATGCCACTGATTACGTTAGACAGAATGCAGATACATTTCGTCGACTTGGCATTGACCCAATGGAGGCCGTTTCTATTGCAGAAAAAGACCCTAAAGCGGCTGTACAATTAGCAGATCACATTGGTATGTCATCACTTGGTATTGATGATTACTTTAACCTACAAGATAAACAACTTGGCAGACAGATTGACCAAGGTCGTTTAGATGAGCAAATCAGAAGTAATCAAGCTGGTGAAGCACTAACAAGAGAAGGTCATCAGATACAGGTTCGTGGCCAGAACATATCTGCTCAAAACTCTATGCGATCAGCTAGCTCGGCAGGAAGTAAGCCAGCAGCAGTTCAGGAGTATGAGTACATGATGACACTTTCACCTGAACAGCGTAAACAGTTCTTGGCGCTAAAAGGCAAGTCTGGAACTGAAATGCAACAAGCTCAACTGGCCAATGGTCAGACTGTGATGATAGATCCGAACGCACAAGGTGCTGGTGACTCAAAATATTACAAAGGGTTTGATGCTAACGGTAATGTAGTAACTATTCCTGTTAATGCTTTATCTAGCGTGTCATCTACTGCTGGAACTGCATCAAGCACGAGAATGAATGAGGATTTATCGTTAATTGCAAATGCTCCAGCCTCTCAGTTAAACGCAATAACTGGTGTTACTGGAGGTACAGGAACAGCGCCGATTACCGCAGATGCAGGTACTAGAACGGTAAATAAAGATGCAAGGGCTCTTTATAATGCTGCTCAGCGCATTCAAGGTAACATGCAGAACCAAGGTATTGGCGCAGCTAGAGAGATGGGTGCAAGTGGCATCAATACTGTTGCTGAGGCTAAGATGTTCTTCCAATCAATGCCGCAACTTGATTACTCTAGCCCAGAAGCATTGCAAAACTCAGTTAAGATAATCGATCAGTATACAAAGGCATTCAACTCTAAAAATAATGCCAATTTAAGCGCACCAGCAAGTCAGCAACCAACGCAACAAGCGCCCACTAACAATCAAGGTGGGTATTCTAATCTCTGGGGTGGGTAATGGCTAAACCATGGAAAGAGGTGATCTCATCACCTGAGTACCAATCACTATCTAACGAACAAAAGGTATCAGCGCAAGAGCAATACTTCAACGAGGTAGTTGCTCCAAATGTTGGTAACGACGTAGATAATGCAAGACAACAGTTTTATACCGCATACCCACTTCCACAATCACAACCCGAACAAGCAACCCAACCACCACAGCCAGAAAACAGCTATATCGCTGGCATGAAACAAGCTAATCAGAATTTATCCCAAGGGTTACAGCAATCGTCTGATGATGCTAAAGGTTTCCGTGAAAACGTAATAGATGCATTTACTGGTGAAAGCAAGATGACTTCTGAAGTTCAAGGGCTCGAAGGGATCATGTCTTCGCCAGAAATGAATGCATTTAATACTGATGCAATGAAAGCGGCTTGGGTGCAAATGTTTGGTAATGATAACGACTTTGTGAAAGTTATCAGCAATATGGGGGGGCAGGTATCTCAAGATGAAAAGGGAAATTTACTGGTTGATTTACCTTCTGGTCGCTACGCATTAAACAAACCAGGTCTATCATCTGAAGATGTCATGCCATTTATCGCGAACGCAGTTGCATTCACTCCAGCGGCTAGAGCGCCAACAATCGTTGGGGCAACAGCTAAATCAGCAGTCACAGACTTAGCCTTGCAGTCATCAGTAAGTGCGGCAGGTGGTGGTGATATTAATCCATTGCAAACAGCATTATCAGCAGGGCTTGGCGGTGGGTTTAAAGCGGCGGAGAAACTTGTTAATAGTGGCTATCGAGTAGCAACTGGCAAGCCAACTCAAGAAGCGTCTGAACTATCTGAATTTGCTAAGCAGAACAATGTACCTCTATACACAACTGACGTAATACCTCCGCAATCAAAAACTGGAAGGTTGGCACAAGGAGCTGCTGAAAACATACCTTTTGCTGGTACGGCAGGTTTGCGATCAAATCAACAAGAGGCGAGGAGTAAACTTGTTCGAGATTTCGCAGACAGGTTTGGAGAGTACGATCCTAGCCAAGTTGTTGAGAGTTTGAAGCGAAAAACATCAACAATAAAACAGGCGGCTGGTGAAAGGCTTGAATCAATCCAGAATGCGTTATCTGGTGTACCTATCACCCCTAACCGAGCAATAAATCAGATTGATAGCGAGATAGCGAAACTATCTAAACTAGGCGAGGTTGCTGATACACAGACCATCTCGAAATTACAGTCTTACAGAAATGAGCTTGCATCTGGTAACATTGATATTTCTCAACTAAGAGACTTAAGAACTCAATTTAGACAAGACGTTAAGGGTGAGAGAATGGCTATGCCTAATCGCTCTGATGCCGCGATAAATAGAGTTTATAAAGCTATGTCTGATGATGCTGGTGATGCAATATCAACAAACTTAGGCGCTGACGCTTTACGCAAGTATAACCAAGCTAATTCTATCTATGCAGATGAAGCTAATAAGATATTAAATACTCGATTGAAGAACATCTTAACCAAAGGTGATTTAACACCAGAGGTAGTTAACAATATTTTATTTAGCAAAAACAGATCTGAAATAAGAAGCCTGTATAACTCAGTTGACACTCGCGGACGCGCTCAAATGAGGAATGCCATTATTGGTAAAGCCATTGAGAAAGCGGGTGATTCTCCTGATCAGTTCTTAAGGCAACTAAATATCATGTCAAACCAAACTGGAATAGCATTTAGAGGTCAAGATGCTATTTATATAAATGGCTTGAAGAAGTATTTAGAAGCAACAAAACAAGCCGCAAAAGCCGGTGTCACAACGCCGACTGGTCAGCAAGCAATTCCGTTCATACTTGGCCTAGGCGCAGCCATAAAACCATCAACCGCAATTGGTGCTGGAACTTATGGTGCACTAGCTCGCATTTATGAAAGTAAACCAGTTAGAGAGGCGGTGATGAGATTGGCAGGAACTCCAGCAGGAACAAGTAAGTTCGAAAAGGCAGTCTCTACAATATCACAAAGTTTAAGTGCTGGTTCGCAAGCAGAAACCAGAAACTAATCGTTTAGGTTACGGCCAATCTACAAAGTAACAATGCCGCTTAATTGCGGTTTTTTTACGTCAAAAATACACCAGATTAATACTGGTGCGACTACTCACGCTTGGAGAAAGCAATGTCAGATATTATCCCAAATGTCGTCGTATCGATGCCGTCACAATTATTCACTCTCGCAAGGAAATTCCAAGCGGCGAGTAATGGTAAGATTTTTATTGGAAAAATTGATACCGATCCAACATTACCAGAAAATCAAATTCAGGTTTATTTGGAAAATGAAGATGGTTCTCATATTCCAGTTACTCAGCCATTAATTATCAATCAAGCTGGCTTTCCTGTTTATAGTGGTCAGATTGCTAAGTTCGTGACAGTGGAAGGCCATAGTATGGCTGTGTATGACAGTTATGGCACACAGCAATTCTATTACCCTAACGTATTGAAGTACGACCCAGATCAGTTTGAAAAAAGATTTAGCGAAGAAATAAAAAATATTATAAATAAGATAGAAAAAGAAAATACATTTTGCAAAAAAGAATATGTATCAATACCAATCAGAAATAAATATTATGATGAAATTATTTCTGCGTTAGGTGGGAGATATTTATTTCCACAAGGATTTGATATTGACGATGACGGTAATTTTTGGATGAATTTTCCAACTACAGAGGAGAGTGAGAAAAGACCTGTTGTTGTATTTAATAAAACTGGTGAGATGATTACATGGTTTACTATTCCTTTAGGCTCTAGCCAAAGTATTGCAGTTACCGGCGCTGTCCCTAACATAAAAATATACGACCGCAAACTTGGTGATCAGGGTTATTTGTATGAGTATGCTATAGGCAATTTCCCAGCAAAAGGCATGAATATAACCACAGGTACAAAAACAAACGCCTTAGTTTCATCATCTATGTTTGCCGTAAGAAATGGAGTTGTAATTACCCAAACTGGAAAGCCATTTATTAATAATATAGGGCAAAGCTCAACTCTGCATACAATAGATCTTGCATCAGGAAAAGTTATTGGAATTATTCGTTTATCAACAATGTTGGTTGGCTTTCCTACTCCGAGAGATGATATTTCTGGATGGTATCAACAATCATGGAAAATGCAGGGATTGACATTATCAGACACCGGAACAATTTTAATTGCATACGGCGGTTCGTACAAACCATACGTTGAATGGCTATCCAAAGAATTAGAACCTGTTCATGACATAGGCATTGCAGAAATATCGATGCAAGGTGAGTTGCTTAGACATAGCGTTTGTAAGGCTGGTAAATTTTTACGCAAGATAAATAGTTATGGGTATGATGCAACCAGAACAGAAAATGAAGGAGTTTCCATAACTCCGGATGGCAAAATCATTTCTTTAAATGCTATATCAGATCCAGAGAATGGAAGCATTGACTACAGCAAAGGAATATTATTTTTGGAGGAGTTCTCATCAAAATCTGATGGAATGGATTTCTCAGAATGCAGATCAAATTACGCACCACTGAGTCGCCTGTCATTATCAGAAGTAGGTAGGAATATAAACGGACGGTACTACCATCCAATGACTGGGGAACCGTTTGTTGATATAGCAGATTTAATTAAATATATGATTTATTTCGATATATTTGAATTCAAATGGTGTCCAAGATTTGAGCCTCAGCTAACCATTCCAGGTGCGTTATACAGTCAAGAAGGTGTGTGTGTATTAAGACAAGGAGATCAAAGTAATTTCACATTATATTGTTCTGGCCCGTCTAACATAGCAACGTATGCAATAACAGGAAGCGTATCCGATGGTTGGAAGATAAAAAATGAACAATCTAGCAGATTGATTGAATTAAAATCCACAGGGCAAGGGCGGGTCAGTATTAAATCGTCGAATTCAGTTACTGGGGATAATAAACTCTCAGTTATTGATGTTGCTATTCAACCTAGCAGTTCAGTCATTAGAGTTGGAGGAAGTCAAGACGATGACTTATCACCTAGGTTGATTGAATTTCACACATCGTTATCTGAGAATAAAAAAATACCATTAGCAGTCGAAAGTGTTACTGTTAGACCAGGAGTAGATGGTGAAACTGCTCTAGGTTGGTCAAACAAAAGATGGAAGGATTTATATGCGGTTAATGGTGCTATTGTCACATCAGATGAACGAAAGAAATGCAAAATAAGTGATTTAAGTGATGCAGAAAAAAATACTGCAATCACAATAAAGTCACTGATTAAAAAATATAAAATGAAAGATGCAGTGGCTGAGAAAGGAGATTCAGCAAGGTGGCACTTTGGTATAGTCGCTCAGGATGTAGTGAAGGTATTCAAAGATAATAATCTGAATCCGTTTGACTATGGAGTTGTTTGCTACGATGAATGGAACTATTCCTCAACTGAACAAGAAGAATCAGGTAGTGAGGTTGCACCTCAGGGAGTAGCTGATTCTTCTTATGCTATAAGATATGATGAATTAATGTGTTTTATTATTGCATCCATATAAAATTAATTAATATTAGAGCCTATATATATAGGCTCTATGTTAACAATTTAAACCTATCTATTTTTCTTAGTAAGATAGAAATAAAAATAGATAAAAATAAAACAATAAAGGTTACTACCGGTATCGTAATTATAGGGTTGTATTTTACGTGATATTTCGTAGTCTCCAGAATAATAAATAAAATACCTGCGTGAACTCCATATATAGTTAATGAGTTACTTGAAACTATATTTATAAATATATTATCTCTTAATTTACTTGATAGACTAAGCATTAATAGAAAAAATGATGCTGATGATAGAAAAACCAGCGGTGAGCTGTAAGCATAAAACTCAACATAATTATACCCCCTATAAACTGACTCCTTCTCAGTTAAGTTTATAATGGTTGATATTGATATAAGCAATAAAGCCAATGAAAATGGGAGTATCAAATGATGTTTATCTTTACTTACTTTCCTAGTAATAGCGCCAAATGAAGCGTAAATAACAAAGAAAATTATATTATCATTAATACTAAAAAAATATTTCATTTTAAATGAAAATAACGATTCAGTTATAAATGTAGACTTGCTATTTAAGATAAACACTATGAATAAGATTGATAGTAAAATAAATTTACCATTTGTATTTATCATGCTAATAAAATAAGAAAATATATAAATTATAATTAAGCTATAAAAAAACCATAGGTGATATGATGCAGGGTACTCTAAGAAGCCAATTTTAGGTAAATAGAAATATTCTGGCATAAAATAGTTTATGGAATTATAAAATATATAGTAAAGAAAGCTATATGATAGTAAATATTTTATGATTTTTATGTTATTTGACATTTTTGGTTTTTTTTCATAGTAGAAAAAATATCCAGAAATCATAAAAAAAAGAGGGACACACATTCTTGATATTGAATCAAAAACATTACCAACATACCAATATGTGTTATTTTCACCACTAATATATGATTTTAAGTTCCACTGAAAATAAGGGGAAGATACGTGTAGAACTATAACCAAGACGCAAGCTATAGCTCTCACATACTCTATCCACAATATCCTGCCGTTTCGCATTTAACCTATCCTTTTAAAGATTTTATCTAGCAATCATTGAGCCGTATCATAAATGATATATGTCAATTATTCCGCCTTCAAATACTGCACCGAGTTCCCATCCGGCAACTTTTTACTTCTCTCACGATAAAACGCTAGTCGCTCATTAAAGTATGCTCTCAAATGTGCTGGTTTCTGTCTTTCAACTTCGGACGCAACAACTGGCATATTGAGGCGTTCTTTATATGCGACACCTGAAGCGGATAAATCGACATTAATCTTGTCTTTTTCTTCTTGAGTTAAGTTTGCGAGGTTCATAACAGATCCGGTTAGTTTTTGGAGAGTATAGCAGGGTGGGAGAATTGATGGGACGAATTTGGGACAAGCAACATGAAGTAGCATAAGACAACTTCAAGTAACTTTAGGTAAGGTGGGACGTGTGAACGCTTGGTGAGACTGTATTTAGTTGATATTAAAGCATAATTCTACGCTCTTCTAAGCCGTAGGTCACAGGTTCGAATCCTGTAGGGCGT